TCTCTTGATTGATCTTTAACGATACCATCAGTAACGATTTTGTTTAATCGATCCAACATTACTTGATGATCTAAAATAGAATTTAATTTAATCATACTTTTTTCTCCTCATTAAGTATAGTATTAATATAATACGTTTTGAGAAAAAGTAAACCCTTTAAATGCGTTTTTTTGAAATTAATTTAAATTTGTATCTTTTATGTTACACATGGCCAAACATTAATTCTTTATTATATTCATCTCGCCAATAGATCATTTTATCTATCCATTCATCTCGAGTTTCTTTATACATCACTGGATGAAAATTGTCGACGTCCATAACTATTCTTGTTTGGTTACAAGGCATGCCAGTTCTTTCTTCCCACATAACAGCATAAGCTGAAAGTTGCATGAAGTAATTACCGATATCTGTTTTCTTTTTTGGACGTTTAGATGTTTTCCAATCAAGGATAGTAGGAACATTATCCCATTCTACTATGGCATCACACGTACCTGCTAATTGTAAATGATCGCTATATAAAGGACATTCAGTTGCAAAAACTTTCGTAACGTGTTTATCAATTAATGGTTTTAAATTTTGTAATGATTGTTGAATATGCGGTAGAAAATCAGAAGTATCTTCTCCGTGTAAATATTTTTCAATTATAGAATGTACAGCTGTACCGCGGTTTGTAGCTTGTACGCTTATCTGATTTGCTTTATCTTCACCGACTCGTTTACGCCATTCTTGTATTTTATCTCGATGTACTAAATTAAGTACTGTCGTAACGCTCGGATAATTTTTACCTTCTAATGTAACGTATCTTCTACCATCTGCTGCTTCAACTCTATCTAGAGTTTCATAGCCCATTTCAATTTTTTCATGTACAAATTTCATATCAAACCTTAATAGTGTTTCCTGCTCCTGAGTTAGCTTTAATTCTTCGAAGTGTATCTTTCCATCCTTCATCGGTCTTCGATAATTGACCGCCGACACCTGAAACTATCAATGGAGTTGATAATACTTGTTCTACACCTTCGACTTTTAAAAGTTCTTGTAGTTCTGAATACTTACAAAATACATCGTAAGTTTCGTTTGTCTTTGTATTTTTAACTGTGTAAGTTGGCACCTTGATATCCTTTCCACCAGTTTGGTGCAGATCTTTTCCATTCCCATTTAGCAAATGGTTTGGCTGCGTGATAATAATTGCGATATGCTTGTACTGCATCACCTTCTACTTTACAATCTGGAAAGTGACTCATGGCCTGAGCAAATTCTGTTAAACCTTTTTTTGGTATATTTTCTGGAGGTGCAGCTAATATCATTCCCATTTTTTGCCAAGTAGCGTGTGTTTTTTCTCTACGATAATTATATTCAGCTGCCATAGAAGCGAAGTGTCCATAATGCCAATTATAATTATCTAAGCTTTCCATTGTCCAAGTCGTGCATGGATGATATTTATGAACAGCAAGATAATATAGATTATCTCTTATGTCACCAAATGAGTAGTATGTTTGTATTGTTTTACCAGATTTTGAACGTCTTTTTTCTGGTATACCATCAAGCATACGATGAGCTGTACTAAGCATTTGTGCAGACTCGACAATCATTTTAGGGATGTGTTTGTCACACAGCATTTGTGCTGCAATTTTTGGATCTTTGTCAAGTATAAAAATATTCATAATATATTGTACCACATTTTATATCATAGGTAAATCAGGAAATGCCTCTGTTACGACATTTTTTGATATGCCTTGAAATTTATCTTTATTAATCATTCGAATAACTACTTTTGCATCTTCCGGATGTACCGTTTCTAACAAACCGATAAATAATCCTTCTCTTTTCAATGCAGACATTTTATCACCTGGTCCACCTTTAAAAAAATATCTAAACTCAGTGTTCTTTCTTTGTAAATCAGTCGGTGCATTATGAGGTTGAGATGCTTTATACGGCGGCTCACCTGGTGGTAAGTTAAATTCTATACCTTCAGAATATGTTCCAAGCAATACATCTTTTAATGCCCATGTTTCATGTTCTTTTAAAATCTTAATTTTTTGTTCTTTAGATCTTGCTTTTCCCACTTTTTCTAAAACTTCAAAAGTTTTTAAATTTAATTTATTCACTGCCATCTTCAATTCCTTTCAAATGCTTGGCGTGTATTTTACAACCTATAAACTCGTTGTAGTATTCATCACTTAATAACACATTTTTTTCAAACTGTAGTTTTGCTTCATAATAAGACATTTCACCTTTTGTTTTGCATAATTTTAAAATTACTCTTGTAAATCCTTTTTCTCCATACTCATTGACTTTCTCGATGAGAATTCCTGAGGAACCAAAGTAACTTCTCCAATCACTTTCGACTCGAGTTCTAATTCGTCTTTTTCGTTTGCTATTTTTTGGTAAGATTTTTGGTTTCCAAAAATTCTTTTTCCCAATATACTTTTTATTAGTTTGCAGCTCAGTAATTTCATAAACAAAACCTTGATAATTTTCTGGAGTTTCTTCGAATAACATATCTTTGTAATACCACATGTAGATATATATTACTCGTCATAGAACGCTTCCTCATCTTGCATTATACTTTCGGCCTCAGCTCTTCTTCCGCACATAGGACAATATTCTGGTAATGATTCTGCTTGTACATAAGTTAATTCATTACATTCATGACATTGTATTTTAAACTCATCACCCATACAACATGCCTTTATTATTTCCAGATAGTTCCCAAACTCTTTCTGAAAGTTCTTGTGCACCTCCAATATACTTTTCACCAAAAAATACAGCCGGTACTGTATTAATAAATGGATATTTTAATTTAAATTGAAATCTTGATATATCCTCACCTATCACTATATCTTTATAATCTATTCCGTAATACTGTAACATTGATTTTGCTTGTTCACAATGCACGCAAAATGGATCTTTACGAGTATAAATTACTACATTATTCATGCTCACCACCAGGATCACGCGGATCTAGTTTTAGAGTTTTTCCATCAATTACCATATTCTGTCTTGCTCTTGGATAGCTATGATAACCTTTTCTTAATTTAAATACAGTTTCATTAACTGACTCTGGATTTTTTTCTGCTTCATTAAAAACAATTGCTGTTATTGCAATACCGCTAATTAATATAATATGCACAATAGCGCTAATACCAAATGCAGTTAAACTTCCGATCATAACAGCAAATATACCACTCCACATAAATGCTAATATTAAAAATAACATATGCGCGACTTGTGGATGTAACTTTCTTAATGGCGAATGTTCTATCGTCATTACACCTTTCCAACCGAATTTGAATATTTCATATATTGCAAATGGCGGATATGCTTTCCAACTATTCTTCATATTTCACAACCTCCTGCAGTACATGCTAATTCCTGTGCACCTACTGTCATGTCTTGAGTTTCGTATTCTGCTAGTTTTGACCATTCTACTTCTTTTGGCATTTTACCTAACATTTCTTTATAATCTTTTTCTTCGCAGTCTTGATATGGTGCCTGTTGATATGTATGTTCACTGAATGGTAAAAATGATACACCAGACATCCAATCAAAATGATCGTATACCCATGCTCCTACTTCCATCCATTCATGTTCTTTAACAGAAATAGTTACAGACGGTTTATGTTCACACCAATATTTTTGATAAGTTAACCAGTGTTCAAGTTGTTCTATAGCTGACATATCAGTTCTAAAAGTTGCTTTTTGATCGACCTTCATCGGAAACGAAAATACTGAAGTATGATTAGGATTCATTACATCATCTTCTACTGGAAAACCAGCAGCAGTCATATACATTGTAAGTGGATCTTTTTTATCTCCGCGTACAGTTCTTATGTAATATGGATTATGTCTTGCATGAATACCTGATGCTGCATCTGTAAGTTGCGATACAGTTCCGCTTGGTTTAACACAAGTTATGGCTGCAGATACTGGTATACCAATAATCTTACACCACTTTCTATTGGTGTCTACAGCTTTCTTTTTTAATTCTTCAAGTAAAATTTTCAAGTCTTTATTTTTAGGACTTGTTAATACTGAATCCATGATACCAGTTAAACTTACACCGAGCAATCTTTCTTCTTCACAATTTTGTTTCCAATGTTTTGACACGTATTTAAAATTAACTAGCGTGGATTGAAATGTACCAAGAATCGTAGCAAGTTCTACTTTTTCTAGTAATGTTTCTTTTGTATCGGTTGGTCTTATAACTACTTCAGATAAATTACAAAATTCTCTATCTCTTAAAATAATTTCAGAACAAGGGTTTGTTCCATAATTATATCCTTCAGTGACTCTTCTTTCATTTCTATTTGCTTGTTCGGTTGCAGATGCACGATTAAAAATACCTCTTTCACCCGATTTAGAATCGTATAACGCTTTCCATTCATCCATAAAAATACCAATATCAGGTTTTTCTGTATAACATGCAGAGTTATTGGCTAAAGCTCTTTGACTATTATGTTCCCACCATTGACCAGCTTTTGCGTGACGCATACGATCATCTGACAAATTAGATAATGAAATAAGAGCTGATCTTCTTACACCGCCTACAACCACAATTTCTGCAATCTTACAAACAATATCATGACATTCTATTGATGATAACTTTCTGCCTGGTGCATTTTTAAAGATAGTTACTATAAAATTAAAAAGTGAATCTAACGGTTCAGGACCAGATGCTCTTCCTCCGAATGTTTTAAGTGGTTGACCTGCCGGTCTTATCTTACTTAAATCCCATGTTGGTATCTGACCGATATACAACATGCCAATTAATTCTTTTAATGCTTTTGCCCAACCTAACTTAGAATCAGCTACTGTAATACATGTATCTGTTTTAAAAAATTCTTCTGCAACGATTGGTAATTTACTTACTTCTTGTCTTTCTACTGAAAAACCTACACCAGTTCCGTTCATTAATACGTATAAAATTTCATCAAATGCTTGTACTCTGTTTATAGCAACATACGAACAATTATAACCTGCAATATTTTCTTTTTTTAAGGCTTCACCTGCAGTCATTAAACATCTCATAGATGGCATGACCTTTGTGCTTAGCACTGCTTCTTCTAATCTATTTCTTAATTTTTTATCTAATTTAAAATTATGCATGTCCCATAAATGTTCTTCAAAAAAATTAAAATACCTTTCTATAGTTTCACTCCACGATTCTCTACGACCTTTGTCTGGTAACCATCTTGAATATCTTGAAAGATGTATGAATTGTTGGTATAGTGTTGGTAAATTATTATTTTGAGTAATAGACATACGTACCTCGAAGTTGCAGGTTTAAAACTTTTAATTATTTGGTTGGTATATTATATATTAAAAAATGTCGATTGTAAATAAAAAAATTACTCTTTTTTAAAATATTTTTTTAACATTGTGATCTGATCATCATACCTTGCTACTATGTCTAATTCTTTTTCCATAGCTTCCATAACATCAGGATGATCACCAATACCAGCAGGTGTTGTTAAATATACTTCGACATTCATTTTATGCTTATCAATGTGACCTTGTGCGTGGCTAATCATTGACTCAATAATCTCGCTTCGCAATTTGCTCATTTTTTAATCCTTCTCGCTTTATCAATCGCTCTACTTCCAAACCAAAAAGATATGATCGCGGCGAAGATTGCTTTTGTATCATCGTCCCAAAGTAGATTTATCGCTTCAGAAAAATCTGTTCCTTTTTCTAAAGCTTCTAATAATAATGTAACTTCAATCGTTGCAAATAATATGAAGAAAGCATAAGTAATTACCGGTCGTACAGATTTCTGTAAACCAGCGATAATACCACTACTTCTGTTGATTGCAATATCATGTTGTATCAATCTATCATGTTCTTTGTCTGCTCCCATTTGTTCGTAGACTTTAAGATCATGATCGTATCCAGCTGCTTTTAGTTCAGCCATCAACTTCATTTTATCTAGTTCATGTTTATTGTCTGCTTTTTGAGCAAACGAATCCGTTATTGCAGGTACTGCTGAACTAGCAAAACCTAGCAATGAGCCTAATATTGATAGCATAATTTATCCTTTCATTCAGACGGCTCTGTCGCCGTGCATTACAACGCTAATTAATTTCATTAACTGATTCTTCGTGCCGTTATTAATCATGTCTTTTACTTTTTCAACATTTTTCTTATTCAATCTTTTATCTATTGCATTAACTATTGCTGAAGCTGTAAACATATCTATTAATGCTTGTCCGTCTCTTAATTTTATTTTTCCGAACTGTTTTCTCTTAACGATATTTCTGATAGTCGACATATTATCTTCGGCTATTATTTCTTCTGCTTCCATATATCTTTTAAAACTTTGTAATTGAAACCTTTTTAAAAGTGCAGGTAATCTCTTTTTTCTTAGATCTTGTACTCTAGTCAGCTTATAAGGTCGCCCCATAGCGGTATCAGCTGGATTCGGAATCGCGGAAGTATTCACTGCCGGAGCGTCCTCATTTCTTTGCTTTGTTTTCTTTTTCATAGCATTTATGTACTTTCTATATACCGCTGCTGCACTTGTTTTTCCCATAACTCTAGCTCTTTGTTCCATAGCGATAGCAGCTTGTATTTTGTGTGCGTGTGATCTGCTAGAGTTTTTTATTTTATTAACACTTTTTTCTGCGTCTTCCTTGGTCGCAAACTTCAATCCGTGTATTGTGCCTTTAGGGTTTTCATCTGTATATAAATCACTGTGTTTATCTGAACCAGCTGGTTGACCAGGTTTTCTCGGAATTCTTTTATTCATCTAATTAACTCGTTAGTAGTAATATATATGTTTTGATTGGTTTTCAAATGAGTAACTTCATATATATTTAAACCAAAAACTGTATCAATTGGATAACAATCTAAATTTACTTTTACTTTGTCGTTAGTATATACTTCTTGTTCGTATGTAGAATTTAAAATTTTAGAATTTCTAATTTTATAAACGCCAGGTGATAGTTGATCATCTTCTAAAACAAACCATTTACTACTTTCCGATAAAAAATCTAATTTTTCTAAGTTACATTCTTTAATTATCTTTTCTAAACCATGATCACTTAAATCACCATTTTCTTTTATAAGAAATAAAGCTGAAGCAAAACTACCGAGTTTAGTACCGCCTCCAGGAATCTTTTGTACGAGTCTTTTTATATTAGCGCATAATCTAACAAAAGGTGTCCATGCATCTCTTTTTTCTGGTGAATTAAGTCTATTTTTCTTTATTCTTTTACCGTTTTCATCTATTAAACCAAGCTTATAAGCATCCCAATTTTCCCATTTCATAACCATCATTCTTATAAAACGAAATGTATAAACTAAATCGGCCGCACCTTTTAAAACTCCCATTATATTTTCCTTAATTTGTTTATAACATCTTGATCCATTGTTATTCCAGTATATTGATCATTCTTTATATATTTTAAATAAATTAAAAAAGGCTTTATGACTGGCCAATGTTTTTTACTTAATTTTAATTCAAATATTTTTAATGCTCCAGATATGGTAAAAGAATTACAAAGAATTATAATATGATTTAAGATTAGTCTTTCTGCTAATTCATCATGTTCCAAATAACGATTAACTAATCTTTTTACATATTTAAATCGTTTCAAATCTTCATAAAACTCTTCTATATCAGAAAAGTTTGGTTTACGATAATTTTGTGCAGCAAAAAGAATAAGGTTCTTTTCAGTAAGTTCATCAATAATAACCATAGTATTATATATTATATAATTAATCTATGGCTTCTTGCAATTCTTCAATTAAAGTTTCTTTCTTTTTCCTACGATCAAGTTCAATTCCATACCTTCGACCAATTGCTTCAAGTTCCATCTTACTACAATCGTCGTAATCTTTCATTTCCATATGATCAGTGAGTTCTTCAATCAATTTTGCTTTATTATGACGTCTATCTAATTCAATGCCATGCTGTCTACCAAGATTTTCTAATTCTTTTTTAGACATTTCATGTAAACTTCCATCGACTTCAATAGATTCATCATG